TTTACTTTTCTTCCGGCGCTTTATTAAATAAAGAATCTAATCCAAATCCTAATGTAAATGCTTGTGCGAGCAGTTGCCCATTCAATTCTAAATCGGCAACATACATACCGGTAGCCGCTGCAAAAATAGCAGAAAACGCCCTGATTGTAGCATCTTTATGCACTAAAAGGTATTGGCCTAAACTTGATAGAGTTTGTCCACGATACCGTTTTTTAACCCAATGAAAGATAGCGCCTGTTATTGTTGCGAGTAAAATCGCTAAAAAAGTCATTACGGTAATCGCTCCCATGTTTTTCCATCTTCACAAATATAAAGTTTATGGTCTGATGGTTTAAAATCACAATGTATGAATTGATTGTTAGGATATAAACAGACACGAGTATAGTTTGATTCTTTAGCTATTTCCCACAAATCATCGAAATAAATAGCAGGGCAAGTAATATCAACTGCACCTTTACTCTCAATACCATAACAATGCTGACTATTGCCTGAGCGTCCACGCTGTAATTCATACCACTTGGGCCGATAACCTGATTTTTTACTAATTACAATAGACATTTTATCATCGCCGTTATTCATTTCATTGAGGCTTGAGCGCATACGCTCAAGCTCTGGCATTTGATATTTTTCTATCTTTTCAGCAACGGATTGTGGAATGTCGTGTTTGCTGAACTCATATAATTGAAAATGCTTTGACATTAAGCGCTCACTTTAAATGTTAAGCCTTGTTTCATTAAGAACCACTGGTCCTCAGGTAAACCGGCATTCATTATATCTTGATTTAATTCCCACAAACCCATCTGAGTAAATGCAACCGTCAGCGTTACATTGCCAGTCGTGTCAGAACTTGTTGCAATATAACCTTCAAGCCTTCCGTTTCTATGCACTGGAGTGTTCCATTTCATTGCTGTCGTCCAGTTTGTGATTGTCGCGGTAATAGTGACGGTCACACCAGCTTTAACAGCAACAAAGCCTGTAGCCGCATCATAAAAAAATGATGGGTCAGTGCTTGATATGTTTGTCACGACAATTTCAGGTCGCGGGTCTATATAATCGGCCCAAACTGTTGCATCAGAAGCCCCTGTATAATCGAAAACCAAATCACCTGACGGCAATGTTTTTATAATTTCGCCAAATAACGCGGGGTCTTCGCCTTTATAATCAATCAATCCGCTTGTGTGCGGTACAATTATTAGTCTATTCATCTTTATATATCCTTATTAGAAGTACGGAACACCGGCTGGCATATTAAGTGCGTCGCAAATATCATTTAACCATCTGTCAAAGTCAGAGCGGTCAAAAGCGCGACGGCCAATCAAATATGGTTTTTTAACAGATGTTCCCGTGTCTCGTATGACTGAAAAAATTACAGAATTGCCAAATATGTTTATTCTTGTTCTATATAGCTGCTCTGTATTTCCCAGTGTCGCAAAGCTGCTTGACCATGTAAAATCATGCCAATCTACAATTATTGGCTCAACAAGAGGCATTTGACCATCAAAAGGCATTTGCACATACTGTCTAACATTTCCGCGAGACACTATAAAGCCGATTACTCTATCGCCTAGAGATGTAAAGCCTGATGTCCACGCGCTCACAGCTATTTTTTTATCAGCGCTCATATAACTCAACCATGGTGTTGCAATCGTGCCGACTGCTTGGTTGGCCGTATTTTCAATGGCTGTTTGTGCTAGAGCATCAATTGTTATACTTTTGATTACTGCTGCTGAGATATTATAAAAAAATACTTCCCAAGTTGTTGTGTCCGGGTTTGCTACATCAACAGGATAAGCAGACACGCCGTAATCTGTATAAGTGTTCATAGGAGTAGGAGACGGAGCGACCGTTGCTACATTTGTGATAAGGCCATCCGACGGCCTTAATTTTTTTATTACTGCATTTCCTGAGACGTCATACGGAGATACTATATAAATATAGTCATCAAAAGGATTACACCACACTGCTGACGCATAAGCATTCATATTGAGCGTTGCATTTGAAACAGTCCATGTTACTTGTGCTAATTTAGTTGAACTTAAACCTACATTTATCCCTGAGTTATCAATGCTGATTTGTTTTGTCGCATCTAAAGCAAACGGAAGTCTTGCGCCTGACAAGCTATAATAATCTCCTGCTGTTAATCCATTCGATATATTCTCAGATGCTTTATATTCAGTGCTGTTTTTTGGGTATTTAACACCCAAAAACCCGCTGCCCGAACTGCCAAAAAATTGTTTAATGCTGCTCATTTATAAAATTCTCCATCCATTCGTTGCGCCTGAATATACAAGCGCAAAAGAAATATAATCTATATTAACCGTCATATCTTCAGCCAATCCCATTACCAGTTCTCCGTTTCTTGCAATAATAATATTATTTGCTGCAAATGTTCCTTTAGCGTCCTCAATAAAAATAATATCACCAATTGACGGAGACGCAGGTAGCGTTATTGTGATAATAGATGCTGACGTATCTATAAACAAGCCGTCGTTTTTAACTGCTGGTGTATTAGATGAAACTGTTTTCCAGTTAATTATAACTGATGATGTGTCATATATAGACCATTGTGAAGATGAAACTGAAGGCTCTTTGTTTGTATTATTGACAAGCGCTTTATACCATTTTCCATCTACCCCTAGTGCAACCTCGTTAGCTAAATAATCAACTGTTGCGTCCCATTCTCCACGCGAGCGCTTATCTAAATAAGCTAGTTTTTTATCCTGCTCGCCATCAATCGCATTAAATTCAGTTTTTGTAGGCGGCTGAGTGCCTGCAATATTATCCCAGCCCGCATTGTAATCTGTTGTTGTTATTGTGGCAGAAGTTCCCGTACTGCCAAATATTCGTGTAAAATCTGGATTTGCCATTTTTTAAAATTCCTCAACAAAAGGCCCATTTCCAAAAGCTAAATGTCCGTTTTCTGCAAAACCGAACACGTTAGCACCATATAACTTTCTTAATATACTGACCCCGGCAGCGCGTAATATTAAATCAATTGAATTTGACAAGTTAATTTCATTACTTGTTAGAGATTTTCCAATATATATTGATATGTTCGCATTATATCGCGTTTCAATATTTATAACATTAGTATTAAACAACAATGATATTGATTTAGTTATTCCAGTTAATGTCACATCACCATAATTGTAATTTATTCGCGCAATAATTACTTTTCTATACTCAGGGTCAGCGAGTATTGATACGCCTGTTGTTGATAATGACTCCGAACCATCCCAAAAGCGCGCTTCGCCAAATGCTGAGTTAGAATTTTCTTTGAATCCAAAAAACGATAGCTTGACTGTCTTATCAATTTCGCGTCCTTGTCCGACAATTTTGCCGATAATATCAAGCCAAACTCCTTCAGCACTATAAACATCAGTATTTTTTATCAGATATTCAATAATATCATTGATATTATCAAATGATTTTCCGAGTTCTTTTGCGATGCTCTTAAACATTTCAGCATCGCAAAATTGATTTGCTAATAATTCAACGTTTTGAGTCTGATATACAGTACCCACGTTTTATACCTCAGTCACAACAATATCGGTTTCGGCGATACTTGCACGTTCTGCGACTGTCATTGATACTGACATTGCCGAAGGGCTTGCTGTTTCACCAACAAAAACAGTTTGAATGACAATGCCAGGCACGTTATTTATCGGACAATACAAAAATGAATTATAAAATGTATCGCCAACTTTAGCGTTTTCTGTTACCCATTTTGATACTTCTGATTTAATTCTTGCTGCACCATCGGCTGGATAATTGCTAAGTTTTTGAACAGTGATTGCCGCATAAACACGTTTATTAACAGGTCTTGCCCAATATGCTGTATGATTTTGTCCGCTTATCGGGTCTGTAAATGTTCCGCTCGTGATTGTTACTCCAGAAATGTCACCTTGTCTCACATAATCAATACCGCCTGCAACGCCCTTTGTGACAAGCGCTTTTGCTATGTCTGAATCTGACCCGCCATCCACAACTGGAAAAACAGTGTGTGCTTTTTGTCCGTTTGCAAAATCAAAATTTGTATCATTAACAGATACGCTAACATAAGTAACGCCGTTTACTTCAGAAAGAGCTGTAAACAACCCAGGCTTTGTTGCATTTGCATTTGAACTTGTTTTTAATATTCGCGCTCTTAACTCTGCGTCAGTCTCTCTGTTTCGCCCTACAATTGCGCCCGATGGATTATTGACTGATACGACACCGAAAACCGGAGTTTTAATAATTGTTAACGTATTTGCGCTTGCTGCGACTGCGCCGTTATCAACTGCGACAAATTCTAATTGCGCCGTGCTGTTTGGGGCAATAGTCAATGATGTTGTCGTGATAAACTGAACGTCTGAACTATTAGATACTATAAAACCTACGGGAACAGTCGCGCCGTTTGCGTCAGTTGTAATATCAATAATAACTGTTGATTTTTGCGCCTCATTACGCTTTTTGTTCATAATGACGGCAAGCCTGTCAAGCAATGCCCCGGTTGCCGCATTCGGGTCATACGCTGTCAATAATGACTGTATGAGAGCTGCGAGCTCATCTTCTGCTTGTGTTGCTACACTGATAAGTTGACCGAATCCGCTTTGCACATCAGTCTTTATATCTTGTCCGAATGTCGCCTTAAATTCTGCTTCCTTTTCAAGTCTTAAGTCTTGATAGCGTACACGAGTTATTCCGTCTTTATTTATTGAATTATGCATTTATAGTCCCACCGAAATATTCGTCATTTTCTGTTGTCCCTTCAAATTTTATCGTGCCGCTTCCTTGCAAATCTGAATCAATCGTAAGAGTTTCAAGTGATTTAACGCCAAATGTTTCAAGTATTGTGCTTCTGATAATTTCGCGTTTAGCATCAATTCCAACCATTGTTGATACCATGTCAGTTAACCACGGGACGCCAACGCGCGTATCGTCAAATTGTTCACCGAGAATGAATTGTAAACGTATCTTTGAGTTTTGCGATACTTCATTAGCATTAGACACAAAAACAATATCATTTTTGCTTTGTGATGCGTCCCAATTGTTGCCGCTAAAATATAAGTCTCTCATAATCAATTAGGTGCTGACGTTGTGCCGCCACTGTCGCCTGTGTGTGTATGACTTCCTAGCGATACACCTGCATCAGTCACAAAATCAGGAGCGGTAACATTTACAGTGAAAGATACGCCAGAACTTGTTACAGTTCCGATTGTTTGCCCGCCCTGCATCATTTCAATATTTGAATTACTAAGCTTGATACCTGACTGCCCGTCTCGGCTTCGAATATGCAGTGTGTTTTGTGGGATGTTTTGCAGTGCATCATTAAACGGATTTAAGCCCATATATGCAACTGCGTCATTCATGTCATGATGACGTGCTTTGACCGGCGATACAACACCGCCAGTTCGCTTCCAACGCTCTAATGCTCTATCAGATATAAGTAAAATGCAATAGTCCCCAGGTGCCGGCTCTATTGTAATCCAGAAACCGCCGCCGCCGAAAAATGCAACGGGGACATCGTTAATAATCGGTAAGTTCGTTGGCTCTTTCTCATCTGCAAATTTGCGTTTTAAAACAGGCTGAACATTGACGCTATTATTTAGACTATTGAATGATACAACTTGGCCAATCATGATAGTTCGCTGTCGCAACATTTGAGACTCAAACTGTTTATAAAATGCGCTTTCCGCTGTTATTTTTTCGATTTTATCCATATCTTATTGCATCAATGAAAGTCTCAAAGCCACCGCCAAAGTTGTCGCCCATAAACTGTACCGTGTCACATATATAAACACCGTTAGCTGATTTGTTTCTCATGTCTTTTAATTTTTCGCTTGTTATTCTCGCGCTTATTGATTCAACGTCAATTAGTTTGCGCGGTCGAATATCAGGATTTAATTGTACGCGAACTTTTACGCCTCGTTCTGTTATTTCAGGGTGCTGCAATAGACCTGTTTCAGCGTTAACGACAATAGCGTTATTGTCAATGGGTTTTCCTACGTCTGTTATTTTTAACGTACCATCTTGAATTGACCAGTCAAAACCCACCTGTTTAGACAACTCTTCTAACACATCCTTACTCAATCCGTCAAGCGATAATCCAGACTGTATCTTTTCAACAATATTTGAAACATCAGAAACAGCAAGGCCAAAGCTTTTAGCAATGTCAGTTATAATCCGTTTTAGCTCAAAACCTGAGCTAAAACTTTTTGAAAATTTAGCGGTTTGGTAATTATTTTGACCATCGCCAAATTTTATCTGAGTTTCCCATTCATTACTTATTTTTATATTATTGACATTCTGAATCGTCCCTGTTCCGATTAGTTTTAACTCTTCATAGCCTGCATAAATGTCTATTTTTTTAGCATTTTCGGTGATATTGTTTCTGTTATGTTCAGAAAGGTTGAAAATTGAGCATGAGCCTTGATTCGGATGACTGTCTGACGTGTGCGTAATATTGAATTTAATAGCAAGTCTTCGCGACATATTAACAGAGTTAAGAACTATCCGCTCTGTGTCAGTTGTTATTATTGCGTAAGCATCGCCCTTAAATAATTGAGCCATACAATTTCCTTATTTCGGATAACTCATTTATCGGTACATAATTTAATGACCATTCTATTTTTCCATCAATAGTCGGGTTATCATCAGCAATAACAACAAAACCTCCAAACTCATTAAACGCATACGGAAGCATCAATTCATTTCCTGTTGTCAATGCAATTGCTTTAATATCAAATAGCGTATTTTTAACGTCCATAAACAATTGGCCATCACTATTCAATAGTGTAGTCATGTGCGCCGGAATCTCAGACCAGTATATCCTTATTTCAGTCTCAAAACCGTCTAAATCAACGCGGAATGTCTGCTCTGATGCTGTCTTATCAACGTCTAATAACTTCATCCTGTTGTTAAACCTATTATCCAGCTTTTATCGCGTGATTGCGTTTTGCTTTCAATTGCTGTTTTCTTTCCTGAATTTATAGCTGGCGAGCGCGAACGTTTGCCTTTTATATCTTGTTTTTGCGCAACTGATTTTGCGGGAACTCGTTTTGTTTGCGATTCAATAATATTAACCTGCTTTAATGTAGCAGTAAAAACAATTGATTTGCTATTTGATGCGTCACGGTTAATAATAATATCGCCGTCAAAAAACATATTTTTGTAAATATCAAGGCTTGTCGTCAGTGTAAATAATTCGCGCGCATTACGAAGTTTTTTAAATTCATTGAATTTATCATTTAATGTTTTGCCTTTAAAAAAATCGCCATTTAAAACGCCATTTATTTTAACTGTCGTCGGTAGCAATATAATATTGTCAGATATTACAGCACCGCCCTCAATAGGTTTATCTGTTATGCGCTGCTTCAGGCGGTGCTCTTCTGATATTGTCACGTCAATCGGAATTGTACTAAGCATATTATAGTTACTTCCGAATATGTCAGTCAGCGCTGATGGATTGTTGAATATTAACGCCATTAGTACACCATTCCGGACGAATTATTGCGCGCTGCTATTGCGTTGAGTTGTCCAGTCCGCTCGTCTATCGCCGCGTTCAGCTCGTCTTTATCCATGCCTGTAGCATCAATTTGTATATTGTTCGTTACAATTGCGCCTGATGTTCCTTGAATAGGCGGCAAGTCATTTTGCGATATGTTATTTTGAATTGATGTTATATTGACTTGTTTTTTGTTATCATTGCTTGCGTTATTATTGACATTAACATCAAATCCAAAAACGCCTTTTATTGTATCTATAACACCAAAAACAGCGTTTAATTTTTTATTAATCCATGCAAAAAAACCATCAAGCAATGATTT